TTTGAAATTCCTTTTAATGCTCCAAATACTTTATATTATCAATGCACAGTTCACTCTGGAATGGGAAACACAATAAGTGTTTATCCAAATACAATCTAAAATACCTAATAAATAATAAAAAAAACACTGTAAAATGTCTGCAATTATAACTGATCAACTTCGAATATTAAATGCAAAAGAATTTGTTGCCAGTGTGGCATCAACTAGCAGTTCATATTATACTTTTGTTGGACTACCAAATGCAACTCAAATTAGTTCTACATGGGATATTTCTCCACCAGATCCAAGAGATAATTTTGATGAGGAAAATAATTATTGGGATACAATAATTGCACTCAAAAAAGTCAGTTCAAGTGATATAAAACAAGTTATTAGAAAAATAACCTGGCAATCAGGAATAACTTATGATATGTATAGACATGATATTAAAGCAGAAAATCCCTCAAAACCATCAAATGCAATTAGTTTATATGATGCAAATTATTATGTTGTAAATATAGATTATAAAGTTTATATTTGTTTACAAAATGGATCAAACCCAGAAAATCCTTCAGGAAGATCGTCATTAGATGAACCAACATTTACAGATTTAGAACCAAGAGCAGCAGGTACAAGTGGAGATGGTTATATATGGAAATATCTTTATACCATCAAACCAAGTGATATTGTAAAATTTGATTCTACTAATTTTATGCCAGTTCCTTTGAATTGGGAAACTAGTACAGATAATGCTGCAGTTAGAATTAATGCATCGTCTGGTGGGCAACTTAAAATTATAACTATAACAAATAGAGGTGTTGGATTAGGTACAGCAAATAGGACATATACAAGAGTTCCAATTAAAGGTGATGGTACTGGTGCAGAAGCAACAGTAGTGATTAATAGCAATTCAAAAGTTGAATCTGTAAATATTTCTTCCGGAGGATCTGGATACACTTTTGGAACACTTGATCTAGCATCAGGAAATGTTCCAACTGGATCAACTAGTCCAGTTTTTAATATTATTATTCCACCTCAAGGAGGACATGGTGCTGACATTTATAGAGAATTGGGGGCAAGAAATACTTTAATTTACTCAAGAATAGAAAATGATACAGAAAATCCAGATTTTATAACTGGAAATCAAATTTCTAGAATAGGAATTGTTCAAAATCCAAAAGCACATGATTCTACACAAAATCTTGATTTAGATAAAGCAAGTGCTGTTTATGCATTAAAACTTACTGGTGCTGGTTATAGTTCGGCAACTTTCACTGCAGATAGTTTTATTACTCAAACAATAGGAATTGGATCGACGGCAATTGGAAGTGTTGTTTCATACGATCAAGTAACTGGGGTTTTAAAATACTGGCAAGATAGAACAACTTCTGGTTTTAATACAAACGGAACTCAAAATATTTCTCCAATTTATGGTTTTCAATTAAATAAATTTACGGCAAATCCAACTAATGGATCTATAAGTATTCTTGGTGGTTCCTCTACATTATCAATTCAAACTTCTTTTACTGGTTTATCTACCTTAATAAATAATAGAACATACTATCTTGGACAATCATTCGATCAAGGAGTTGCTCAACCAGAAGTTGAAAAATATTCTGGAAATATTATTTACGTAGATAATAGACCCTCCATTACAAGATCAAACAGTCAAAAAGAAGATATTAAAGTAATTTTGCAGTTCTAACGAATTATGTCTCAAGAAACTAATCTAAATGTAGCACCATATTTTGATGATTTTGATGCGAATAATGATTACTATAAAGTTCTTTTTAAACCCGGATATCCAGTCCAAGCTAGAGAATTAACAACTTTACAATCAATTCTACAAAATCAAATTGAAAAATTTGGGCAACATTTTTTTAAAGAAGGTGCTAAAGTAATACCAGGAAACACTGCATATAGTGTTTCATATTATTGTGTTCAATTAGAAAATAATTACTTGGGAGTTCCTTTATCTGATTATATTAGTCAGATTATTGGGTCAAAAATAACAGGATTAACTTCTGGAGTAACTGCGGTTGTAAATAAAGTTATTCTATCAAATCAATCTGATCTTGGAAATACCACACTTTATATAAGTTATCTTGGATCAAATTCTCAAGACAATTCTTCTTTACAGTTTTCTGATGGTGAACTATTAACATCAAACATTATAATTTCATCAGCAAATACAATAATTTCTGAAGGTGAATCTTTTGCATCTACAATTCCTACAAATTCAACTTCAATTGGATCTGCATTTTCTATATCCAATGGTGTTTATTTTGCAAAAGGACAATTTTTAAATGTTAATGATGAAACTATTTTATTAGATCAATATAGTAATACACCAAGTTATAGAGTTGGACTTCTAATTAGTGAAAATGTAGTAAACTCTGATATTGATTCTTCTTTAAATGACAATTCAAAAGGTTTTAACAACTATACTGCTCCCGGAGCAGATAGACTTAAAATAACTACTTCTCTTTTCAAAAAAAGTTTAGATGATTTTGATGATAATAATTTTATTGAACTTGCTACAGTAAGTGATGGGATTCTTAGATCACAGAAAAAAAATACAAATCTTAGTTTATTGAATGATGAACTTGCAAGAAGAACATATTCTGAATCAGGAGACTATTATGTAACTCCTTTCGATTTATCAGTAAAGGAGTCATTAAATAACAATTTAGGAAATAGAGGAATATTTAATGAAAATCAATTAACGTATGGGGGTTCTGTTCCATCTGAAGATTTGGCACTGTATCAAGTTTCCCCTGGAAAGGCTTTTGTGCGTGGATATGAAATTGAAACGATCAGTTCAATATTTTTAGATGTTCCAAAGCCAAGAACAACCAAAACTTTGAAAAATCAGTCAATTAATTATGAAACTGGTTCTACATTAAAATTAAATAGAGTTTATGGTGCTCCAACTATTGGAATTGGTAATACTTATATTTTAAGTCTTAGAGATTCAAGAGTCGGTGTTTCTTCGACATCTTCTCCTGGAAAAGAAATTGGTGTTTCAAGGGTTTACGATTTTAAATTAGACTCTGGATCATACAATTCAAACAATCAAAATTTAAACGAGTGGAATATTTCACTATATGATATTCAAACTATTTCAGAAATTACTTTAAATCAACCAATCACATTATCAACTCCAAAATTTATAAAGGGAAAATATAGTGGTGCAACTGCTTTTCTCAAAAATTCAGTTTCTGCTGGAACTGCATTAACTGTTTATGAAAAGGTTGGGGAATTTATTAAAAATGAACCTTTCATATTTGATGGAATTGAAGATACTAGAATTTCAATAGCAGTTACTTCTTATGGAATTTCCGATATAAAATCAGTTTTTGGAATTGTTGGATCTGCTTCAACTTTTTCTGCAGACGTAATTCAAACAGAACTTATTAATATTGGTATTGCAACAATTAGTGCAGGACTCAGTGGAATTAGTACAGTTATAAGTACAAACTCTCTTTTTCCAGGAAAATTAAAACCAGGAAATCTTTTAAAATTTAGTAATCAAATATCAGTAGATCCTGTTTTTGTATCTGTAGTAAGTGTAGGAATAACACAAATTTCAGTATCCGGTGTATCAACTGTAATTGGAGTTTGTCAAGGAGGATTACCAGGGACAGTTCTTCAAGTTACAGATTTAAAACTTATTTCTACTAATTTACAAAATTCAGCAAGTAATTCATTTTACACAGAATTACCAAAAAATAATATATCTAATGTAGACTTAACTGATGCATCTTTATCAATTAGAAGATCTTATAATGTTAATATTTTAAATAATCAACTTTCTATAAATTTATTTGCTGGCACAAATGAAACATTTTTACCATTTGATCCGGAAAGATATCTATTAATTAGGTCTGATGGAAGAACAGAAGTTTTAACCTCAGATAAAATTTCTCTAATAAATGGTTCAACAGAATTGCAAATTTATAATTTGGGTTCTAATGATAGTGCGGCAATTCTTATTGCATCTTTAAAAAAAATTAAACCAAAATCAAAAAATAAAATCAAAAACAGAGTTAATACTTTAACAATTGATAAATCAAAGTATATTTCTTCTGGTATTGGATTGACATCATTGAATGATGGATTGATATATGGAAATTATCCATATGGAACTAGAGTTCAAGATGAAAATATTTCTTTAAATGTTGCAGATATTATTGAAATACATGGAATATATGAGTCAACAGATACATCTAACCCATCTTCTCCAACTGTAATATTATCATCTATAACTGGTTCTACTGGAAAAACTTCTGATATTATCATTGGTGAATTGTTTACAGGTCAAATTAGTGGAGCAAGTGCAATTTGCGCAGAAAGATTAAGTGATTCAAAAATATCTTTTATTACAAAAAATAATATAAATTTTAAAGAAGGTGAAATTTTAGTTTTTAATGAATCAAAAATTGAAGCTGTTGTCACAACTCTCGACTCTCCAAGCATCAATGTTTCATTTAGTTACACTTATTCAAATGGACAAAATGCTTCTTTTTATAATTATGGATTTATAACAAGAAAACCAACAGAAAAGCAAGCAAATAAAAAACTAAAAATTTATTTTTCAAACGGATTTTATCAATCAACAGATGACGGAGATATTACTACAGTAGATTCTTATAGTGGATTTGATTACATTAGAGAAATTCAGACAGTAGATTCAACTAGAAATACTGATATTATTGATATAAGATCTAAAGTTTCTGATTATATAGTTTCAGAATACTCAAGATCACCCTTTGAATTTTATGGGAGAATTTTCAATTCATCAGGAAATTCTGCATTAAATATTTTATGTTCAAATGAATCTATTGTTACTAATTTTTCGTTTTATTTAGGAAGAATTGATAGGATTTATTTAACAAAAGATGGTAAATTTCAAATTAAATATGGAACTCCAGAAGAAAAACCAGAAAAACCGGTTTTTACGGATGACTCTTTAGAAATTGCTTCAGTTTCATTGCCACCATATCTTTATAGCGTATCTCAAGCATCTTTAACATTTTTAGAGCATAAGAGATATCGAATGGTTGATATCAAACAACTTGAAAATAGAATTAGAACTCTAGAATATTACACTGCATTATCATTACTTGAAACAAATACTACAAATCTTTTCATTCCAGATTCTTCTGGACTTAATAGATTCAAATCGGGGTTTTTTGTCGATAACTTTACTTCATTACTTGCTCAAGAAAGTAAATTTGAATTTAAAAATAGTATCGATATTAAAAATAAAGAGCTTAGACCTCAACATTATACAGATTCAATCGATTTGATTGCAGGTCCTGTTGAAAATGTTGACCCAAATAGAGACTTAGCATTTACATCTCCAGAGGGAACAAATATTACAAAAACAGGAGACATTGTAACTTTAAATTATTCAGAAATAGAATGGTTAAAACAAACTTTTGCGACTAGATCTGAAAGTGTAACTCCATTCTTAGTAAGTTTTTGGCAGGGATCTGTTGAATTAACTCCAGCTTCTGATACATGGGTAGATACTGTTAGAATAGAAGCAAAAATTGTCAATACTGAAGGAAATTTTGCAGAGACTCTTGCATTAGCATCCAGAACCTTAAGTGTAGATCCTCAAACTGGACTTTCTCCTACTATTTGGAATTCTTGGGAAACCACATGGACTGGACAGGAAGTAATTGAAAATACAAGAGAAAGATCAGAAACAACAAATAGTGGTGGAAGATGGGGGAGCAGAGGACTTACAGGTAATGGTAATTTGACAGGTGGAGAATGGATTTCAGAATCTACAACAACAGTATTTAAAGATACTTTAAAAGAAGTTAGAGATACTGGGGTACAAACAAGAACAGGAACTAGAACTATAGTTACTGAGCAATTTGATAAAACTTCCGTTGGAGATAGAACAGTAAGTAGAAATTTGATCACATTTATGAGATCAAGAAATATTCAATTTGTTGCTAAAAAAGTTAAACCATCTACTCAACTTTATGCTTTTTTTGATGGTACAAATGTAACCAAATATTGCGTACCGAAATTACTTGAAATACAAATGATTTCAGGTGTTTTTAATGTTGGTGAAACTGTTACTGGAAGAACAAGGTCTACAGGAACATTATCTTTAGACCCCAAAGTTATTGATCCAAAAATTACTTTTAGAGTTGCACAATCAAATCATAAAGAAGGCGCATATAATGCACCATCAACAATATTTACATCAAATCCATATAGTACACAACAAATTACAATTCCTTCTTCGTACTCATCAACATCAACTATAATTAATATTGATACTTTTTCTCTTTCAAATCAACCAGAAGGAGGATTTTCTGGATTTGTATCACCAGATATGATTCTTGTAGGGCAGACAAGTGGTGCTCAAGCAACTATTTCTAATGTTAGATTAATTTCTGATATATCTGCTACTTTGATTGGAAGTTTGTACATTCCAAATCCCAATTTGAACACTAATCCTCGTTTTGAAACTGGTAACAAAGTTTTTACTTTAGTTAATAATAATATAAATGACCAAAATAGTGCCTCAACAATTGCAGAAGAAGGATTTGTTTCAAGTGGTACATTGGAAACTGTTCAGGAAAATATCATTTCAGTTAGAAATGCTAGAGTTGAAAATAAACAAGAATTTGATCAAAGAGCTGCATCTAGAACAACTGGGACACAAGTTGTTACAACTAATGTGATATCATCAACTTCTAGAACAAATAATAATATTATTTGGTACGATCCTCTTGCACAATCATTTTTAGTTGATGATGAAA